GGCGGTTATGGCTGGTGAGGAATGATAAGTGAAGAACTTAATTAAAGATCTCTATGGTCGGCTGGTTGGCCGTACCCCGGAAGATGATATGCAATCTGATGATGCCAGGCTGGCACATCTCAAGCAGACTTATGCAGAGCATCCATCAAATGGCCTGACACCGGCTAAACTGGCGATGGTGTTGCTGGAAGCCGAGCGCGGGAATCTACAAGCTCAGTGTGAACTGGCTGAAGATATCGAAGAGAAAGATCCCCATGTCTTTGCTGAACTGCAGAAGCGTCGCCGGGCGTTATTGTCTCTGCCTCGTCGTGTAGTACCTCCTCGAAATCCATCGGCAGATGAGCAGCGAGATACGGATATGCTCAATGAGCTGTTAGAGGATATGACCGCTCTGCCAGACCTGATTCTTGGTATGGGAGATGCCATATTAAAAGGCTTTAACAATCACGAACTCGAATGGGGCTTAGAAGACGGTCTTCATATTCCTCAGTGGCACTATCGTGAACCTGCCTGGTTTCAAGTGCATCCAGCAGAGCGTAATGAATTACGTCTGCGAGATCTGACGTATGAGGGGCAGGCATTACGACCATTCAGCTGGATCAGTCACCGACACCCTGCTAAAAGTGGTTATTTAGATCGTAGTGCTCTGGTGCGTATCCTGGCCTGGCCCTATATGTTTAAGAACTTCAGTATCCGGGACTGGGCTGAGTTTAATGAAATTTACGGCCTGCCGATTCGTATAGGTGAGTACCCGTCGGGAGCATCGGACAAAGAAAAGGCCACGCTATTAAAAGCAGTGATGGGTATTGGTCACAATGCAGGCGGTATTATTCCCCGTGGAATGACCATCGATTTTAAAGAGGCTGCGAAAGGGACACCTGAAACGTTCCGAGACCTGATCACCTGGTGTGAGCAATCCCAGTCTAAAGCGATTCTGGGAGGGACGCTAACCAGCCAAGCCGACGGTAAGTCATCCACTAATGCACTGGGCAACGTACACAATGAAGTGCGTCAAGAGCTGCGTGATAGTGATGCAGAGCTGATTCAGGGCACACTAACGCGAGATCTGATCTTTCCTATGTATGCCTTGAATGGTCGATCATATAACGGTTCTCGTCGTACCCCTCGATTTATCTTTGATCTGACTGAGGCTGCCGATATAGCCCTCTATGCTCAGCACTTGCCTAACCTGGTAGATTTGGATTTGGAAGTACCAAAGTCCTGGGCTCGTAATAAACTGCAGATTCCTGAGCCCGAAAAAGATGAGCCAGTTTTACAGCGTACACCGGCCCCGGCCAGCACGGGCGCTGATGCGTTGACTCAACAGCTGGTTCAGGGTTTAGCACAGTTAACTCAGCTGTCGCCGATTCAGGCTGATCCTGTAAGCCAGCTGGTTGATCAGATGAGCGACCATATGGCACCGGCTCAGGATGCTTTGATCGATCAGATCCGGGCGGTGGTAGAGTCGGCAGAGAACTTTGAGCAGGTGAAAGCCGGGCTGGCCGCACTGAAGATTGATCACTCTGATATGGCTAAGCGCATGGGTGATGCCCTCTATATTGCCAGTTTGGGTGGTCGTCATGATCTGGTTAAGGAAGCCCTGTAATGGTTGCTCAATGGGGCGGTAAGCGCTTTCAGCACATGGCAGACTTTCTTGAGCAGAAGGTGCCAGTGCCATCCACCAGTTTTAAAGACCTGCAGAAGGCCGATCATGATCACGCTTATATGGTGTCCGGTGCGAATACCCGTGCCCTGGCCGAAGACTTCTTCAATGCGATCCTGGCTGCAGAGAAAGACGGTGAAACCCTGAAGCAGTTTCAGTCCAGGTTTGATGAGATCGTAGAAAAACATGGTTGGGACTATCACGGCAACCGTGGCTGGCGTAGTAAATTGATCTATGAAACCAATCTGCGTCAGGCCTACAATGCAGGCCGCGAAGCTCAGCATCAGGAACCTGCTTTCAGGAAAGCCAACCCTTACAAGCTTTATAAGCACTCCGGTAATAAGAATCCCCGCAAGTTGCATAAATCATGGGATGGACTGGTGCTGTCTGTGGATGACCCGTTCTGGTTACACCATAGTCCTCAGAATGGCCTGGGGTGCCTGTGTAAAACTTTTGCGGTGTCTGAACGCTATATGCGCACAGTACTTAAGAAGACAGGGCCAGATACTGCGCCGGATAATGGCACTTATGAACATGTCGATAAGCGCACGGGTGAAGTGATACAGATTCCATTAGGCGTCGACCCCGGTTTTGACTACACGCCTGGTAAAAGTTGGCTGAAGCATAACTCGCCCTCCTTTCTGGAAAACTGGCCAGAGAACGTAAAGCCGATCCCCATTGGCACACTGGATAAGCCCGATCTGCCACCGGCCACGCTGGTGGATGATGATGTGCTGATGCCTGACGGACTACCGGAAGAAGAGTATGTGCAGGCATTTCTGAATGAGTTTGGTACTGAGGATGAAACCCTGTTTCTTGATGTCCTGGGCGAACCTCTGGCGATCAATGACAATCTGTTCCGCACTGCTGCAGGTGAGCTGAAGGTCAGCAAAGATAAACTGCGCCATCGCTATGTAAGGCTGTTGGCTCGCGCGCTAAAAGACCCTGATGAGATCTGGAGTCTACTGGAACCTGATTTCAGCAGGCCTGGTAAGTACAGACTGAAACGCCGCTATATCGCCCATTGGAAAATGGAGCAAGATGGGCAAATGGTGAATGGCTTTAGTGCGTTCGAATATGGTCAGGGTGCCTGGACCGGTAACACTATTTTCGTGCCTTTAAAGAAAAAGGGTAAGAACTTAGTGCCGTTCAGGGAGGCTTACATGGATCGACAACGGGAAGGTATATTGCTGTATAAGAGAGAGGAAGACATATAGCAATTCGCCCCGCCACCTTGCTACGCGCTGGATCATTGGTCGGCCTTCGGGGGCCTTCTCCAGCATCGTTATATGCCTCATTGATTATTATAGGTGAATCGCTATGGCTGGTACACAGCTGGAACTCGATCACAGCAGTGATGAAATCTTAAAACATCTGAATGAAGTGCTGACCCGGGGTGAGGATGCCAGTGAAGCCTTTGCTGAAATCGCCGGTCAGCTTGATCGGAGCACCCGTGAACGCTTTGATACAGAAACCACCCCGGATGGCTTCGCCTGGAAAGAGCATAAAAAAGCAACCATAAAAGCCAGGGAAAAGCAGAACCTTCGGGTAGACAGGATTCTGCACGGCGATACGCTCAATTTGAGAGATGGAATACATACCGGTTATGGCCCGGGTTCAGTGTGGATCAGTACCGGCCAACCGGCATCAGCTTATGCTGCCAGAATGCAGTTTGGTATGGAGGGCATACAAGAGGCACGGCCTTTTCTTGGTCTGAGTGAATCAGACCAGGATGTCATTGTCTCAATTCTGGGTGATTTCCTGATGCAATTTGATTAAGCGATTCTAAGCCCCTGTAAGCCGCTCAGAGGTTAATACGGGTGTTCACTCGGATAAAAAACGTGTGCGTCCCGTAAATCGTTTATAAATCGTTTTACGGGCTGCTTTCAGTTAATATGCCGGGGCGATACAGCGTATGCTCTGTGATCACATCATTTCCCCTGGAATACCTGATAAAAAATAGCTAAACGCTTGACCCTCACCTCCTGAATCTGACCGCTTACTCTGGCGGTATGAAAACACACAACTCACATATCAACATTGCTACACTTAGCAGCCTGCCAGCCGGTTCAGCGGTTGGGATCGCCGTCTGTGCTTTATCAGCGGAATCTCAAACCAATGATGGCTGGTGTCAGCTACTGCCAGCCGGTGAATTTTCAGCAGTCGATGGACGGCCTGAAGATGTGCCAGGCGGCCAATGGGTACTGACGGCTGAACTGGCCAGCAACATCATCAGCCAGATCAATGCCCGGACCAATCCGTTAGTTGTGGATTATGAGCATCAGACGCTGAACGCTTTACAGAATGGTCAGCCTGCCCCGGCGGCTGGTCGTTTTAAAGATATCGAGTGGCGTGAAGGCTCTGGCCTGTGGATTAAACCTGTCTGGACAGCAAAAGCCGCTGATTTTATCCGCAATGGTGAGTACGCCTTTCTCAGTGCTGTTTTCCCCTATAGCAAAAATGGCCATGTGCTGGGCCTGCATAGTGCTGCTCTGACCAATGCCCCTGGTCTGGATGGTATGGCTGCAGTTGAAGCCCTGCGAGCATCACTGGCTCAATCCTCAAATGATCAGGAGTTCATAGCAATGGATGAAACCCTATTAGCCCTGCTGACTCAGCTGGGTATCACAGTACCTGACAAACCGACTGACGCTGATATCAAAAAAGCCATCACAGAAGGTACGGCGGCACTGACTGCGTTACAGGCGAAAGCCGGTTCTGCAGATACTCTGGCAGCTCAGGTCGCCACTCTGACCACTCAGGTCACTAACGGCACCGGCACACCTGATCCGGCTAAGTACGTGCCGATTGAAACCGTGATCGCCATGCAAGGTGAAATGGCCACGTTGTCAGCTCAGCATCAGACCAACGAAAAAGATCAGCTGATTACTGCTGCTCTGTCAGATGGTCGTCTGATCCCTGCAATGAAGGATTGGGCGGAAGATCTGGGCGGTAAGAATATCGCAGCTCTGAAAGCGTATCTGGACAAAGCCCCGAAGATTGCCGCGTTGTCTCAGATGCAGACAGAGGGGCTGACAGACGATCAGAAGAAACCTCAGCAGAACAAGGTAGCCGCTCTGACAGCAGAGCAGAAACAGGCCGCTGATCTGCAGGGTAAAACCCATGAAGAATTCGCCGCACTGCTGAACCAGCAGTAAACCGGCCCGGAATAACAGGTAATAACAATGGCTGCAGTAACTCCCGCAATTATTCAGGCCCTGTTCGTCGGCTGGCGTGGCGACTTTCAGGGGGCAATGAAAACGGCTGAGCCTCAGTGGAGCAAGATTGCGACTGAAGTAAAGTCCACCACCAAATCGAATACCTACGGCTGGCTGGGTAAGTTTCCTAAACTGCGTGAGTGGCTGGGAGACCGGACACTGAACAGCATCCAGTCGCACGGCTACAGTGTGGTGAATAAAAAGTTTGAATCGTCTGTCGGTGTAGACCGTGACGATATTGAAGATGATGAAGTGGGCATCTATACCCCGCTGTTTCAGGAAATGGGCCGGGCTGCGGCTGTTCATCCGGATGAGCTGGTTTTTGAACTGCTCTCACAGGGCAACAGTACGCTGTGTTATGACGGCCAGAACTTCTTTGATACAGACCACCCTGTTTATCCGAATGCTGACGGTACAGGCACCGCTGTCAGCGTTTCCAATTACAACGATGGTGGCGGATCGGGTACAGCCTGGTATCTGCTGGATACGTCTCGTTCTATTAAACCTCTGATTCTGCAGAACCGACGCCCGGCTGCTCTGCGGGCTATGACCAGCATGGATGATGAGCGTGTCTTTATGGCGGATGAATTCCGCTTTGGTGTGGACTGTCGCCGTAATACCGGCTTCAGCTTCTGGCAGCTGGCCTACTGCTCTAAAGCAACGCTGAACTCAGACAACCTCTGGGCGGCTATTTCTGCTATGCGGGCTGTCGAGGCTGACGGAGGCCAGAAACTGGGCATTAAACCGAATGTACTGGTTGTACCGGCTTCACTGGAAAAAGAAGCTACCCGCCTGCTGGAACGTGAACTGGATGCGAACAGCTCCAATGAACTGAAAAACCGTCTTGAGCTTCTGGTTGCCGATTACCTGTAATCGCTGATCACTCAGATAAATTGAGGGACTTATGCAATGGCTGAACCTGAATACTTTAATCGTCCGATTTCAATTGGCTGCACAACGCCTGGCTTCCGCCGTGCAGGCATTGCACATCCAGCTGGCCCGACAGGATATCCTGCCGGACGCTTTACCGTTGAGCAGTTTGCCCAACTCGAAGCTGAACCGAGACTGGCGGTACACGTCATTAAAACGGATGAATCTGACACGGAAT